GCAGAGAGAGATTGTTGCTTTGTTTGCGGCCCATAGTGGGGGTGTCAGGTTGGGTGTGTTTGTTTTGGGTTTTAGGTCAAGGGATTGTTTAGCGACGCTTCGCGTCAGAGTGTCGATACTGCGTAGTGTTTCGCAGATCGTATGAGTAGATGGTTTTGCCGGATTTTTGCCAGCAGTATTTACACGTTACTTCGGTCCAGAAGTTGACGAGAGGCTGGCGTTCGCGGCATTGATTGCATACGCGAGTATGCATTTAGTGTTCGCCGTGATTGAGTACGTCGACAGGATGATTTGGGAATGGTTCTTTGTTGGTGACTGGGAAATGAGCATTCGCCATTTTTTCGACTTTATTGAGCAGAGCAGTTTGTTCTTCGGCAAGTTCGAGAAAGTGTATCCAAAGGTCGGTTTCGTCGTTTTCTTTGTTCGCTATTTGGAAGCGTTCGACCTGGGACCAGTAGAAGGTGGCGCGAGCTTCGACAGCGCGCCAGAGATAGTGCCATTCGTTGTAGCTGAATTCGGGATCATGCATAGCTGAGTTCCAGTTGTTCGCCGTGCGGCGATTGATAGGGCTTTGACCATTGTTCGGCCATAGCCTGGGCGATGCCGAGATAAGTGGTGGATCGTAGTTTCCAGCGATCCGCTGATGGAGGCATCATGTGTATTTTGGGTTCCCGGCCCGCGACGATATCGGTCGGCTTGAGATCCGGGAGGTTTTTGAGCCAGAGGCAAGTAGTCTTTGTTTCGCCGTGTCCGTATTGCCACGGCTGAATGATTTGATCTGGTTTTCGAATTTTAGTTGAGATGATAGAGACAGGATTCTCAAGAGCGATTTGTTTTATAGGCGCATTGAGTAGTGTGTTGACGAAGTCGAGAGCTTCGATTTGTTCCTGCTGTTTTTCTTTGAACCACCTGGCGCCGGAAACGGCGAGGTGAGTGCAGGGAGGATGAGCGATCATGAGATCGAATCCGTCGTTGATTACGTCAAGGACGTTGCCCTGGTAGTGTTTTCCAGGGGTTTCGGAGGGAAGTAGGTCACAGGACATAGCATCGTGACCGAGTTTAGAGAACGCGTCACGGACGCGGCCTGAGTATTCGCAGGCAATTAGAATTTTCATTGGTGAGAGTATCCCGGAGAGTTCCTGGTCCAGCGTTCGCTGTGATTTTTTGTCCGCCGTATGGCGACAGTCCAGGGGTAGTTTTCGGCGTTGGCGCACTTGACGTGCATCCATTGTTCGCCGCCGGTATGTGAGGTTTTCCATGCGTCGTTGCGCATATATTTATTGCAGAAAGCACATTGTTTTTTCATGCAGTTAGATTACAGGTATTGCAGTTAAACTGCAAGTTTATTTTGGGTTTTTTGGCGGCCAAGGATGAGCCGCGTAGTAGTCCTCAAGATTAACTTTCGGTTTGATTATCGGTTTGCAGACTGCACAAGTGCAGCTTGCGTAATTATGCTCAAGGCATTTTTTAGGATTGGAGGCAGACCACCATCCTTGTTTAAAAGTCATGCGGGAAATGTGACGATGAGGAAAGAGAGAATGCCGAGGATAAGTATTGCTTTCCAGAAAGCGGGTTGGACGAGAAGCCAACCGATTCCGAGAATGCAGAGTAAAGAAGTCATTTTCAATTCCTTATGATTTGGTTTTGTTCGAGAGGATGATTAGCGCCCTGGTATTCGGGCTTGATTTTGGTTTCGAGTACGCCGTCTTTCTGAAAGGCGTTGAAGGCTCGAATAGCAGCGTGTTGTTTCTGTTCAATGGTACGAGGAACTCTGGCTTTGCCGGCGTCCAGGCCGAGATAGGAGAGAACGGTGGCGCGTGTTTCAAGCGACCAATTAAAGGGCCGCATATCGTGGGTGCGGCGGTATTGGGTGACGTGATTTTCAGTTGACCGTAGTTGCTGCCAATAGTCAGCGCGTAATTTTTCGTGGACGGTCAGAAATTCTTCGAGGTGTTGTTTGGTGTCGGTATGCTCGTCATGATGTTGGAGCATTTGCGCTTCGATGATTTCCTCGAGAGCGGTGTAGTAATCAGGACCGAGAGTGAATTCTAACCGACGTGTTTGTTTGTCGACCCAGCTTGAGCCGGGTCCGACGTCGTGTTCGGTCCATTGTTTATCGGCCAAAGGCTTGAGCCGATAGTTGTGAAGCTGTAGCGCCCTGGCCTTTGTATATGCCAGAGCCGATTTTTACGCCGATTTTCAGTTGCGCTTCGCGACAGACTTCGACAGCGTGACGGCGGTCGCTAAGCATGAGTTCGAGAGAGATTTCCTCAGATCGGTTGATCTTCAGTTGTTCGAACATTTTGGGATGGTGTTTCTCTAACCACCGATCGTAGTAAGACGGTGGCGAGAATTTGACTCCGGCTTTTTCGAAATAGCCGTGAGGATAGATAGTGAGATAGTTGTCCTGAATCCATTGTAGGCCGATGGCCGGATTCCTGGACATGCGAGCGGTTTCCCGTTCGCGTTGGATGGTTTCGCCATTGTCGGCGATAGTTTCGTAGTGTTCTGCGGCTTTATCGCCGAGAACTTTGTCGATGTGAAACTTGGTTATGTATTGCATCGTAGCGGGCGATGCGTGGCTGAATTCTACGAAGCCGCGAGTCCAGACAGAGGACATGGTTGCGGATTCGAAGTGTTTGACACCGGAGAGCGGTCCAAACAGAGCTTGGAATTCAGCTGATGGTATGAAGCCTGGCGGTATTGAGTAGAGTATTTTTCGGTCTGGAATATCAGGACCGAAGATTACCAGGTGATAGTGAGGACGGGCTAAGAACTCGTTCGATTCTTGCGCCTTACCGTATTCGCCAGCGCCGAAGTACGAGATTTTGTGTTGAGGTAATTTTTTGCGCAGAGCACGGACGAACTTTGAAATATGTTCGTGATAGAGACTGCCGCCATGCGGCAGGTGTTCCGGCTCATAAGTGAGGGTAACGAACCAGGAATGTTCGTGGTATTCGCTTTCGTGTTCGAGACGAAGCGCCCAGTCCATGCGTCGTTTAACGCGGCATCCAGTGCAGGAGCCGCAGGGGCGCATGAGGTGTCGGAAGGGGATGCCCGGTTCAGGCCGGGCGGGTACGATTAAGCGTTTACCGGAGGGTGTCTGCCTCTCGGTAAGTTCGTACATTGTTGTTTGTTTGGTGCAGGAGGTGCGCATTTAGAATCACAGGATTTTTGCCATAGGGAGCGAACGCGAGCGGTGACAGTCGCGTGGGCTGGCTAGGAATCCTGTAATCCATTTTTTCCATTGCTAGCTTCTTTTTTCGATTTCTAAAACGGAATCGTGAATATCGAATCCGTGAGCTTTTAGAATCGAGCGGTGTTTTGCATAGGTCGGATTACTCATGTAACGCCGGATCGGTAGCCCGATTTTATGCATAGAGAGAATGCCCAGAGTTTGAAGGGGCATCGAAGCAGCTTTTTCGTTTGTTAGTTCCATATGGGGAAACTACCATGTTTAGTATTAAATTGTTGATAAGGTGTGTATAACATTTTTATGATAGGCTAGGCTGGATGGTTGGCTTCTTGCGATCCCCAACCAGCCAAGCCAGGGCGTTGAATTTAGTGCAATTCTGCCTTTTTTTTGTGTGGGTTTTGGTCAGAATCAGAGATTAGGGACCAGTGGGACAATAGGAGACAAGGAGAGGCTATTGTCCCGACCCGTGAAAACTACGTTTTGACGGGATGGTTTAGGGCTTGACAGCCCTTAGATCGACCCCCTTGATTTCCCCCTGTCCAGGGGGATTTGAGAGCTTAGAGAGCATTTGAGAGGTTGGGGAGGGTTTGGGGGGTTCCCCCCCTTCCTCCCCGGTGGAATCGGCTTAGGCCGATCCCTACCGGACTCCCACACTTGGGGCTAGCGAACGCAACTTATGCGGGAACTGTGTTCCCTTATTTTGGGCTTTTCGCCCTGTTGACTTAAGCCGATGACGGAACATTCGCGTCGTCGTTTGATCGTCGTCACGTAGAGTTGAGTGGATAGGCTTTTCGTTTTACTGGGCGTTGAGCTTTAAAGAAGGTTTTGCAGAGAGAGATTGTTGCTTTGTTTGCGGCCCATAGTGGGGGTGTCAGGTTGGGTGTGTTTGTTTTGGGTTTTAGGTCAAGGGATTGTTTAGCG